TACATTAGGATTCATAGATTTAGTATTGGTTGACGCGGGCGGTCCACATCGTGGGTTGGTTCTGTTGGAAAACGTATTTGTCGCGTTGGGAAATCAGCTCGCTCTCGGCCTTCTGCTCCATGAGCATGGCCTTATCCATCTGCCCGTCCTCCTCCAGAAGGTCGCCGGTGAGGAGATAGGCGACGGCTTTGGCGAGAACGGCGGGAACGGTCGCCGTGAGGTTGCTCGTCGTGTAAGTCTCGGGGCGCAAACGGAAGCGCACATACACGGTGGTCGGCAGGCTGGTTGATTCGGGGAACCTAATGGCATCACCCAGCAGCGTGTAGCCGATCTGGCGCGGCGCCACATGCGTCGCCGGGTTGTCGCGCAGCACGGCAAAGACCTCACCCATTGGCGTCTCGCCCACTTGCTCGTAGTCAATATAGAAGCCGCTCGTCTCGTTACCTTGCACCGTGCGGGCTTCCACGCGGCACAGCTCCGGCCAATCGGCCCACTCCCAGCAGTCGCTGATGCGCTCGTTTGCGGCGGCGACCATCATGGTGCGGGCGCCGCTGGGGATGTTAGAAATATCCGAGCCGTCGTTGCCGCTGCGCTGCCAGGCGCGGAGGAGTATAGATTGTAGGGTGACCGTCTTCATTCGTTAAGCCCCTCCCAAGCCGCCACCAGCCCATCGCGCAATTCGTCCGGCAAACTCTCGCTGGAGACCACAAACGTCCGGCTTCCGAGCGGGGCCGTGACGCTCACGGCGGCGGAAATCGCAGGACGCCATGCCGTCGCAACTTCGATCTCGTTGCCTTCGTCGTCGGTCTGCGTCTCGTAGGCTGTCGCCACTTGGCCGCTGGCTTCCAGCACGACATCCGCCAGCGTCTCGCCAGTGGCGAGTTGGGCCGAGAGCCATGCGAGGAGACTCGCGGCGACTTCGCCGAGGGGGCCGTCGAGCGGGACGTTTTCGGCGGCGGCGTAGCCGCTTCGCTGGACGTAGCGGGTGAGCGTGTTGTTGGAGAGGCGGAGGGTCATCGTGAAACTGTTTGATTCCATGCCACAAGGTCCACATCGCACGTTCTGGCGGCGCTGGTTTGCGTGCCGACAATGATATAAAATAAACCGGCATTTGAAGAAGACGGCACGTTTGTTGACGAGGTCAGCCAAGTGCCGCCATTGAGACGAAACTCGATAGTGCCTGCCGTGACGCAGCGCATTTCAAATTTGTAAAATGTGTCAGCAACGGGTGCCGTGCCGCTATCGACCAGCGTTGTGAGAGTTGACGATGCGTAAGCCGTGACATCGTTTTTCGTCACGAACTGCCAGTTGGTGTCCACGCCCGCTTTGTAACGCCAGCCGATCAGCCTGCTGTTAAAATCAATGTCGGTGGGGTTTGCGGAAAATCCCGCTGAGACGGTCACGTCGGTCACTGTGGGCAACGCCATGATGGCCAAGGCGTGCCAGCCTGCGACCGTCGCCGGGTTGCTGGTCCCGAAAATGCCGTTGCAGGTAAAAATCCGCAAATAGTTGTTGGCGGTTGTGCCTGTTGTTAAGCGAAATGCACTGTGGTTGGGAAAGACGGCAACTGAGGTTCGCTCAACAATGCTCCCGCCGCCAGCGTTGCTCGTGCCCCAACCCGTCTCGCCAATGATGCCATTAGTCCTGCCGCCGTTAGCAAAGTCGTCGCGGAAACGGATGATGCGGGTGTCGAGGTTGCTGTCATCGAGTAGTTGGCGGGTGAGGATCGACGACCCACTCGCCGCCGTTTGGTTGGGCGCAACATTGTTCGTGCCGTCGAGCGTTTGGTTTTGCGTGAAGGTGTTGGCGGTTTCCAAAAGCGGCAGGGTGCCCGAGGCGTCTGGGACGGTCAGCGTGCGGGTGGTGCCGGTGGTGATGCTGCTGGCGGAAAACTTGATATTCTTACTTGAGTCCGCATCCGAGTAGACGACCAGATTGGCATCGCTGAAAACGTCCGGGAAAGCGGACGCATAAGTATAATCGGCGCTGCGGTCAGTGCCCCCGGTGGCCGTGCGGATGTAAATGCCCGCCGGCTTGCGGGTGAGGAAATACAAACCAGACGCCTCGCGGACCAACCACGCGCTATTGAGCGGCGCGGCGGCGGTGTCCAACGGCAAGTCGGCAAACGTCGCCACTTCGCCGTCGAGGTAGCTCCCCGGCGAGCGCGTGAAGTCGAAACTTCCGTTGAAGGGATTGTAGCGAAGGCCCATTAGGAACGTGTCACGTTGAGCAGCAGCGCGTCATTCGCGGTCGGCGGCTGCGTGGGGGTGTAGGTGAAATTGACGGTGGCGACGATGGTTCCGCTGGCGCCGCCCTCGCGGTAGGTCACGGTCGCCAGGTTGTTTGTGCCGCTGTAATACGCGCACGCCACATGGTCGTGCTGCGGGATGTTGAGGCCGGCGATGTTGCGGACTTGGATGTTGGGAGTCATGGCGTTAGGCGGCGGGTTGGGCGGTCATGCCGAGCTGCTGGTCCTGCTGCATCTGCTGCAAGGCGGGCTGGGCGCCCACGCGGCCGATGACGGCGTTTTGCTGCTGCTGGAGCTGGAACTGGAAGGCTTGCGCGCGCGCGTCGATCATCGACTTGAAGATTTCATCCTGCTGGTAGCGCTGTTGGACGGCGGGATTCGACTGAATGATTTGCTGCAAGGTCTGCAAACGCACTTGCGCGTTTTGTCCGCCTTCTTTGAGCGGCGGCTCGGTGCCGGCAGCGATCTTGGCAAAGGCGGTTTGCTCGTCCTCAATCTCGGCCTGCGTGGCCTTGCCGATGTCTTGCACCAACATGCCGGCCAAGTTCGGGTCAACGGCTTGGAACATGTATTTCACAAGACCCGCGCGGTCGATGACGCCGAAGCTGTCCATCGGGACGAGAATCTTGGCGAGGTATTCCAACTTGGCGCCCAGCGCTTCGTTATCGAGGAGGCGCGCGTCAAACTCGGCCGTAATGTCGAATCGCCCACGGATGTCTTGCGGGCTTGCGTTGAATGCCAACTGCGCATTGCCGGTGATGCGCGCGACCTCCTCGGGAGTCATATACTGCTGGGCGAGCGCCATGATCTGTACACTCACCAGCTTCATGTCGATGAGCCAACTATCGACCAGCTCCTGCATGTGGAGCATCGCCATGTTGGGATTCACGGCCTCGGTCATGCGGCCAAAATATCGGTCCACATCGGCGCGGGTGGCGGCTTCCACTTCAATGCTGCCTTGGTCAAAGGCTGGTGGTTGCATCCAAGAGACCTCGCCCGGGCGGCGCTCGGGGATCTGCATGGCAGGGCCGAGCACGAGGTCAAACTTGCCGCGGGCGGCGGGCGTCTTGAGCGGCGGGAGTATAGAAATGGATGCGCGGTCTACGCGGAAGTCGCGCTGCACCTTGATTTCCTCCTGCGCCGTTTGGACAATCTCCGGGATGCCGCGGGACTCTAAAAGCGGGCGCGTGTTGCGTTCGCGGGGAAGCTCAACAAATGGATATAGGCCATGCGCGTACGGCATGATGTCATGCACGGCAGCCTTGTCGGTGATGCTGTAGCTGATGACGGTGCGGGTGACCTTCACGGCGCCGGTGCGCTCGTCCAGCTCCTTGCGGTAGACGTGCCAGATTTCGATGAGGTCGCGGAGCTTCTCGTAGAGGAATTGGTCCGAGCGGTGGACGTTGAGGTGGATGCGCTTCATCTCACCCTTGTGCTTCACAGCGCTTTCCAGCCATTCCTTGTCCCAGCCCTCGAGGTTCGCACGCTCACGCAGCTCGACCTCGTTGAGCAGTTCGCGGCGGGCGACAAAGGACGCACGCTGGATGCTGTCGGTCTGGATGGGGAAAATAATGTCCTCCCAGGCTTCTAAGGCACGCACGACCGGCTTGCTGGAAAAGATGTAAGGCTCGTCCCATTCGACAATGCCCTTTTCGCGGAACTGGCGAACTTTGACAGTTGATCCCAAAGCCGGGATAACTTCGCCCATGAGCTGTGCGGCGAGTTCTTCCTGCTCGGGATCAAGCACGACCTCAAGGAGGGCTTGCAAGTTGGGGTCTTGCGACTCCTGCAGCATCGCCATGGCGTCTTCCATGCTGAACGATTTGACCTCCACGCGGGTCTGCTGCTCCCAGTCAATCGCCATCACGGCGAGTCCGTAGGTCTCGCGGATCTCGGCGGCCAAGCGCACTTCACGACGCAGGTCGTCCAAGCAGTGCTGGAACATCAGCCACTTGAGGACGGTCTCCGCGGCGTTGCGCTTGTCGATGTCCATCGACTCAACCGGCTGCACTTGGATGCGGGCTTTGAAGAAGGCGTTGACGAGGGCAATCACCCGCTCGCGGATGATCTGCTCGCTCAAGAAAATCTTGGTGTCGGCAGCGCCATCCCAAGGGAAAATCTTTTTGCCGTAGGCGCCGGCGTGCTTACGGCCGTCGTCGGTCTGCCCCGGCCAGATGCAGTAGCGGGTGTTGAAGTTGCGCAGCTTGCGCTGAATATAGGATGCGCCGTCAGCGTCAGCCTGGTCGATATCACCGATGATCTCGGTGATTTTTTCGCGGTCGAGTTTGGTCACGGGACGAGAATAGTAGTGTTGCGAGGGGTGTAGTTGACCGCGGTCTCGGGGTTATGTTTCTTAAACCAGTCTCGGAAGCCACGATCTGCCCAGCAGTCGTCCCCAAGGTGGCGCTTCCACGCAAAATACGCATCGGCCGGCACGTCCATGACGTGCTGGCCGAGTCCTTCGACGGTGCAGTGTTCGATCTGGTCGTTGAGCTGCTTCACACGGGTCGCCTCGATGGCGGCCATGACCTGCTGGGCGCGCCACCCAGTCTGCAACTCCTGTTTGACGAGGTGCGCTAACTCGTCGTCCATGTCGGCGACCAGATCGCCGAATATATTATCTGACATCCTGAAGTCTGCCCCCGCAGTGCAGGGGCAGTGAATCAAGACGTTTAGAGGTCGCTCAGTTTGTTGACGCCGAGGTAAACGTGGAGTTCACCGGTGTCGATGTCGCTGAGGCTTTTGGCCGTCATCGACTCAACCAAGAGTTCGACCGCGTTGGCCGCCGTGTAAACGAACGGAACGGAGGCGGGAGCGGCAGCGGCGAAGAGGACTTCGGTGCCGTTCTCGTTGACCTGCGTGGCGGCGACGTATTCGTCGTCGTCGGAGCTGTCGCCGAGCTGGACCTTGGTGTCGTTGAGGGCTGCGTCGCTGGCATCCTTGAAGGGCGTGACCAGTTTCCAGGCGGCCGTGGTCACAACGTCGCCGGCGGCAAGGGCCAGAAGCGAGAGCGTCTGGTCGGTGTCGGCGGTGGACTCGGTGAGGTCGCTGTGGGTGATGATCGCCTTGTGGGTGAAGCCGGTGGACGATTTGGTTTCAATGGGAAGTTCAAAGACTTGCATTTAATTTCTCCTAGTTGGTTTTTTCGTTAGTAGTTGAATTAGGCAGTCGCGTTGAACTTGGCCATGGCCTTCGGGGTCATCACGGCGAGCGACACGATGGCGTCGATCAAACCGCGGGGACCACCACCCATGTCTTCCAGCTCTTGGAACCGCGGACGGCGTCCATAGCGAAGCATGAGGTGATCGGCCGACATGATGTAACCGCGGGCGAATTTCTCGGCATCGGTCGAGGCGTTGGCCGCGAGCAGAAGCGAGGGCACGATCTCGACAGTCGAGAAGTCGCCTTCGTAGAAGCTCACGTTGGAGACCAGCTTGCCGGAATCGGCATTCTGGGTGCTCTGACGCAGGCTAAAGACATCGCTGGTCGCGTTCACCGTGAAGCGGGTGAAGTTCGTGACGGCTTTCTTCAACGACGGGCCAGCCACCATGACGAGACGGTCGGTCGTGCCGGTCTGCTCGTAGATGCTCTGCAAGACGTTCTGGAAGATCGTCTCGGTGAGAGAAGCGGTCACGGTCGCGTTGATGCTACCGGACGGCGTGCGCTGTGAAGCAGGAACCGGGAGGTCGGTCTGCGCCGTGGCTTTGATCCACTCGCCGAGGCCGCGGGTCTTGTAAGCGGTCGAGCCGGAACCTTCGACGGAGTCGTTGTCGCTTGAGATTGTCGCCTCGATGTCGCGCTTGAGTTCAGTGATGGCGCGAGCTGTGCCGCGGGCCATTTCCTTCTTCTTGCCAACGCCGGCAACGTCCTGGACGTTTTGCTGGAAGTCG